TACCGCCTTCTTATGATTACAATGATGATGAAGAAGAAATAGAAGAAATATCCTCTGTACAAATATATAATTCTTTGAGACCAAGGACTAGACCAGAGGAACCTGTAATATCTACTACGACAGGTATGGTGGGAGTAGATGAAGAAGGTAACCTTATTCAGTATGGGATTGACGATTACTACTCCTATAGTACAGGGGGATTTTTAACGAAAGGTGATGGCATGAAGGGACGTTCAGAAGAAGATAAAAAAATTGCTGATGAAGTAGAACAAGTAGATGTTTCAGAAGCAGACAGAAATAATGACGGTTTTGTTTCTCCTTCAGAAAGAGAAGTCCAATTAGCTTTGCAAGAAAATGAAGTTGTAGATGAAGAACAACTTGAAAACCTCTCAGTTATGCAAGATAGAGAAGAAGAACCTGTAGAGGCAGCTTGTGGTGGAATGATGGGGTATGATCCAATGATGGCAGGATATGATGAAGTGTCCGGCAATGATATTCCTTTAGGTTCTACTGCAGAAAATGTACGTGATGATATCCCTGCTAATTTAAGTACGGATGAATATGTTCTTCCTGCCCACGTAGTAAAATGGCATGGCTTAAAGCATATCATGGATATGCAAAAAGAAGCAGAAATGGGCCTTATGTCTATGGAAATGAATGGGCTTATCCATGAAGTATATAACGAAGAAGAACCCTATAGCGAAGGCTCTGAGGACCCCGAAATTTCGACCACGGATAATTCCGAACAAGAAGAAGCCGAAACGCAGGGAGAAACATCAGAAGAAATTCCATTTGAAGAAATGGATATAGAGGTTGCGCCAGTGATGGTAGACAACCATTTAACGGGCGAGGTAGAAGAATCCTACCCAATGTCTCAACAACTCCCTGCAATTATGAAAAAACAAAAAATAGTTTTTGCAGTTTAACAAGATGGATACCCGATTATCGGACCCATAAGGAGCAATAATGCAAAAAAAGCAAAAGTATAACCGTATGCCTGAAGAAGAAAATAACATGACTTATTCTCAGGAAATGTCTCAACAATTACAACCAACTGAAGTATTGGATGCTGAAGAAGAAAGTTACAAGAAGCGTTATCAAGACATTCAACGGCACATTCAAACGGTACGCAATCAAAAGGATCAAGAGATTGCCAAAATACAAGATCAACTTAATGCAGCTACTAGAAAACAGATTAAGTTTCCTAAAACTGATCAAGAAGTCGAACAATGGAGTAAACGATATCCTGATGTTGCTAAAATTGTGGATACAATTGCTCAAAAACGTGCTAATGAAGCCCTGCGTATTGGGGAACAACGTCTTAAAAAAGTTGAACAGTTTGAAAAACAAGTTCACAGGAAATCGGCTGAACAACAATTAGCCCAACGCCACCCTGATTATGGTCAAATAAAGAAAGACCCTAAGTTCCATGAATGGGTAGCTTTGCAACATAGTACAATTCAAGACAGTGTTTACAAGAATAATTCAGACGCTGCTTGGGCTGCTAGTACGATTGATCTATACAAGGCACAGACAGGTAAGGCAAGACGCTCTAAGGGGGCTGCACAGGCCGTAGGACGTACCTCTAGTACTGCACCAAGTTCAGGACAGGGAATAACTTTTTCTGAAAGCCTTGTTGATGCTATGTCTGATCGTGAATATGCGGCAAATGAGGAAGCTATTGAGGAAGCAATCCGTAGTGGTAAGTTTTCTTATGATATGACAGGAGCCGCAAGATAAGTGATTTTTAGGATTGACTTTAAATACACTTAACTATATCCTACGGATGCGACCTTGGGGGAGCATTATAGTAATATACCACTTGTATAATACTTTACCCTATGATATAATGTATTAGTAATATGAACATTAGGACATTACTATAAAGTAATATACCCTAAATTCCCAGATAAATAAACAAAGTTTACCAGAGTGCAGGAACCATACATAGTATGATACCCCTAGTTATCTGACACTAAGTTCTAGTCTTATCTGATATAGCTACCTAAACTAATGAACAGTATAGGTATACATAAAAGCCATTTCATATAGGAGAATAACAATGGCATTCGCAAAAGCATCGGGGTATACTAACCTCAACTCAGGAAACTTTAGTCCTGTAATTTATTCAAAAAAGGTCCAAAAAGCCTTTAGAACAGCCTCTGTAGTAGATGCTGTAACTAACACTGATTACAGTGGGGAAATTGCTAACTTTGGTGACTCTGTTAAAATAATTAAAGAGCCTGATATCACTATCACGACATATGAGCGTGGTACGCAACTTAATACGCAGGACCTCACAGACCAAGACTTTACTATGGTTGTTAATCAAGCAAATTACTTTCAGTTTGCAATTGACGACATAGAAGAGGCTCATAGCCACGTTTCCTTTGGTGACCTTGCCAGTGATCGTGCAGGGTACAAACTACGTGATACATTTGACGCAGAAGTACTAGGTCATATGGGTGGTTTTACAGGCGGTGCAAGACGTACTGCATTGGAAAGCGGAAGCACTAAAGCTGATAGTAATGCAGGTAATGACGAACTATTAGCAGCTAATAAATTAGATATCACTGACTTTGGTGGATCAGATATTGGTAGTGCATCAGAAATTACCTCTATTCCAATTGCTGCAGGTGGCGGCGCAGGTGGTATCACTTCACCTCTTGCAATCCTTAACCGTATTGCCCGTCAGATGGATCAGGCTTCAGTAGACACTGACTCAAGATGGTGCGTAGTGGACCCTGTTTTCGCAGAAGTCTTAATGGACGAGGACTCAAAATTAATTAATTCTGATTTTGGTGGTGGAGATGAACTACGTAACGGACGTATGCCCGGACAACTACGTGGGTTCACAATCTACAAGTCTAATAACTTGCCTGTTCTAGGAACAGGTGCAGGTACTTCTGCAGCCGCAGGTTCAGAAACTAACATGAGTTTCTTAATCGCAGGACACTCTTCTGCAGTAGCTACAGCGGAGCAAATCTCTAAAACAGAGACTTTCCGTTCACCTACAACCTTTGCAGACATCGTTAGGGGTATGCAATTATATGGTAGAAAAATACTTCGCCCAGAGGCGTTGTTTACTGCCGCATACAACTTAGCGTAAGTTATACAGTATTATGGAAGGCAGGTCACCTCTTGCCTTCCACATTTTCCACTAGGAAACTAATATGGCCTCTACCTACATAGACCTATGTAATAAAACTTTAAGACGGTTAAATGAGGTAGAAATACCCTCTTCTGATTTTCTTACTGTTAGAGGTGTACAGGCTTTAGTAAAAGACAGTATAAAAGCTGCAGTAGCTAAAATTAATCAGGCAGAGTTTGAATGGCCTTTTAATGCTGCAGAATTTACTCAAACACTAGTAGCAGGTCAGTCAGAATATTCTTGGCCTAATGCTTTTAAGAAAGCGGATTATAATACCTTTCAAATAATTAAGGATTCCTCTTTAAACACGGGATTTAAAACCTTAAAATATATTGAAAGAGATGAATGGTACGCAAGTCGTAGAGATGCAGATTATGAAGCAGGTTCTGTAGGAATAGGTATACCAGAATATGTTTTTCCATCCCACGGTACAGGTTTTGGAGTAACGCCTTCGCCAAATGCAGCATATCAAGTAAGGTTTAGATATTTTTTAAATTACACTGACTTAACTAATGCTACAGATGTAACAAGAATACCTCAAAGTTTTGATACTGTAGTAATAGATGGTGCGCTTTATCATATGTATATGTTTAAAGATAATGCAGAGTCAGCCCAGTTAGCCTTTCAAGCGTTTATGAATGGCTTAAAAGATTTACAAACCCTATTTATAAATAACTATGAGTATGTAAGGGATAGTAGGATTAGTTTCTAATGGCAGACCAAATACAGTCATACAAGCTAGTATGTTCTGGTGGTCTTAATAGTAATGAGAACCACTTAGAACTATCGGATAAGTTTTCAGGTTCTGCTACTAGGCTTATTAATTATGAACCCTCTCTTTATGGGGGATATCGTAGAATAGAAGGATATGAAGTACTAGGTAACATAGATACAGCCGTAGGGGGATCAAGCGGCGAGGGTAAGGTACTAGGTGTATTTATTTATCAAAATGATCAATACGGTAATCCTTACATTATTGCCGCTAGAAAAGATGCAGGAGCCAATACCTACTCATTTTATAAATTTTTAGATTTAGTAGGATGGCAGCTTTTAACTACAGGTCTTACTTTAAATCACACGATTAGTAGTAGGTCAGTAGATAAAGTCAGGGCAGC